TCTCTTTTACCAAACAAGTGTGGGTATCTTCTCTCTAAGTACCAAGCGTCTGCCTGCCAAGAGCCACTCTCTCCTGCTTCTTCTATTCTTCTAATCCTTCTCTCGATAGCTTTGGCTTCTGCAATCTGTATTCTTTTCCAAACTTTGTCATAAGGTGTTATGCCTTGCTGACCTTTTTTCTTCCATTCGTGAAGTGTTGATGTGCCTATGCCTACTGATTGACAAGCAAGATTAACATACATTCCTGTTGCGATTGAATCACAAAGAGCTTGTACTAAGTCATCATTATATGCGAGTGTTTCTTTTGGCATTATGCACCCATAATAGCAAAATCGGTATCGAATGATACCGACCTTACAAGATTGTTTATATTTAGAAGTAGCTGAGTTCTTCTATTTGCTTTTCTAAATTTGAAAAAGATGTTCTATTAAAACTCTCCCAACCTTTTGAATACTCAACTAAGTATGTTTTAACTTTTAGGAAGTCAAGATTCATTTTTTCAGTTTCAGCTACAATGTTAGCCATTTGAAAAGTGCCAACTTCGTCAGCTTTTAGTTTCATTAACAAAGTTTTTGAAACTAATGAAGTATCAATTCTTATTTCTCTACCTTCATTGTCTGCAAAGATAAAAGTTACTTCATAACCTTTTGGTGTCCAAGTCATTAGTTCTGTGTCATCTGTATCTACTATTGTTACACCACTATCAACATCATCAAACATTTTAAAATCTCCTGCATATTTAATTGTATAACCTGCATTCTCAATAGTCTTAATATTGTTAGCAAGTGCTTTTGATTTGTTAGTGATTATTTCTAGTGCGTTCATTGTGTCTCCCTTTTCTGTGTTTAGCATACTCTTATTATACATAATCTTTGATTACAACAAACATATTTATAAGATATATTAGATAAAAACCACTACATATAGTGTACTTTTAAATTATTTTAAAAAAATCTACTTTTTCTGCTCTAATTTGCACACAATACAGTACAAGAAGTAGTTATGGTCTATGAAGTGATGACCCTTCTCCTCGCATATTAAAGTAGGATTCTCCTGCATTTGTTTCTTGCGAGCTTCGTCTTTGCCAAGAGCTTCAAACTTACCAAACCATTTGTTGATTGCGTATGGCGTGATGTCTATGTTGTTCCAATGCTTCTTGTAGGCGAGGATAGAGCCTTTGAGCATATCAGTTGTGACACCAACGTCAGTTAACTCCTTACAAACTTTAAACCAACCTGATTTCTCCATTTGACTTCTTGGCTCATATCCAAGTTCATCAACAAACACTCGGTAAAGTGCCTTGCGTTGTTTAAGTACATCTTCCTCAATCTTCTTTACTTGTGGCTTTTCCACATATTCTTGTTCTATTGGTTTTAGTTCATTGGTTATAGTTCTATGTATTGTCTCCGATACTACCCTTGTATCGTCAGCAATACTACCCCTCGTATCATCTACGATACTACTAGATGTAGTACTATCATCTGCGACACTAGGTTTGCTTGTAATCAAGAAATATAGATTGGTTTGCTTTACATTATCCTTGACTCGATTTTGTTTTGTAATAGCACCCAAGTCCAGTAGCTCATTGATGAGCTTGTGTGTATTAGCTCGACTGACACCTACTCGCTTTGACAAAGTGGTAACACTTGGATAGCAAGAGCCGTCTTTTCTATCAGCATAAGTCCACAAGATACAATATAGATTCTTTGCTCGTGGGCTAATGTCTGCGTCTAATATCCATTCAGGTATTATTGCAAAATAATTATCTGCTTCTATTTTCATTTCAATTCCGTTTCTTTAAATAGATTGTAAGTCTTTGTGAGTCTTATGCGTCTAAGACTCACTTAGACCTGTACGTATCAAAAGGGAGATACATTTTCCTCTAGCTCGTCCATTGACTTCGCTATTGGTACACTTGCTTCTTTATAATCAGGCAGACATTCTATTGGAATATCATCTGACCAACTTGCAAAAGGAAAACCATTATTTCCACCTACACATTGTTTGTTGCCACACTTGAAGTTAGGACTTTTGTCTGACTTCTTGTCGGCTCTGTTGTCGTACACCTTTGAAGCACAAGCAGGACATTTAAGCTCTACTTGACCAACTGGGCTTTGTGACGACACAATAGGTTGGCTTGGTTGCTTCATTGGTGTACTAACAACAGAATTAGTAGATTGAGCAAACGGATTCAAAACCCAATCTTCTATGTCTTGTGCAAACTTAAATATCTCAGCGTCAGAACTTAGAGTAGGGTAACCACTACTCGCCAATTCTATTGCTGACTTGATTGCTACTTGTCGTACAATTAATTTATCTTTATTATCCATTTACTAACTCCTTAGAAGAATTTACTCTTTGTTCTACCCAATCGTTATCTTCTCTCCAATCAAGTAGTGTTTTCTTATTCCAAACTGGTGTTGCTTTTAATTGGTGGTCAGGCTCAGGTAATTTACCTTGAAACTTCCATTGGGCTACTTCTTGTCTAGTAACTCCTAGCCATTGTCCAATCTCAGCAGTACCCATAATCTCTTGCGTCATACTCTCTCCTTTAGATACTCTGCTACGTTTATTTCTTTTTGTGTTTGTAGTTCTTCATACAAATCATCAAGAGCTTCACTAATAGTAGCTTCGCTCTTATGTAAGTGTGGATAATACTTTAGTGTTACTTCTTCTATAATCATAAACACTATGCCAATCCCTGCTAATGCAGAAAAAGACCAAAACAATATCCATAAAAAGTCTTGCTCATTCATCATTCTTCTTCTCCGTTCTTTATTGTTTCATACGTTCCTTGTGTTAGTACAAACTTAAACTGTTGGAACTTTTCTTTGTTTAAGTTAGTGACTGCTTTAAGCACGTCAATAGGTTTCTGATAGCTCAATACAGGCTCAAGGTTTATCCAACCACTTGCTTTGTATTGCTTACCATAACTTTGTTCAACGACAATATCTACTCGCCCTTGTACAAATCCTTTAAGTGTTATTTCATCTGTCATATTAACTCCGTATCTATATGTATGTTAATCTCTGATTTGTTTTATGCAATCTTTTATTAAGAAATTAAAGCCACTTGGACTCATAGGCTATCGATTGGGTTTGTGTCCCACCTATGACACTTAGTCCTTTGGTTATCATTAGGTTGCTTTTTGTCTTGGTTTGCTTCCGTCATCTGTCCTGTTCGCACTTCGAATGCTATCAACATATATTCCTGCTTTCTAAGACCACTTTGTTGGCTTCAGTTTATATACTCCACATTAATCTCTACTTAGGCATTACTACTTCATTATCCAAGTGCCTTTAATCTCTCAATTACTGAGTCCTTACGGATATGAGCGTATATGTTTGCTTACTTTAAATAAGAATTTAAGTTTCCTTACCCAACATCTTCCTCGAATCCTACTAAAGAGTGGGAATATTTCTTATTAAAAGTAGTTCATATTGCTTCGAATCAATATATGCTTTAAAGCGTAGCCCTAAAGTATTACAACTAAAGGCAGGTACATTCCTGAACTACTTGCCAAACAACTACTCATATCCATAAGAACTCAGTTACAAAGAACTTTTGTGAGAGCATACCCTAGATTTTTGGATAGTTAAGATTTATATTAATCCTACAAGGTCTTTGCTTTTCAATTTAATGAATCAGATTAATGCACCTACCTTACTTCTTACTTCTTGCTTTACTTTCTAACTTAACAAGTGGGCTAATTACTTCCCCAAGTTTCATTTTTAGGTACTAGGTTATGCTCACAAAAGCTCTCTGCTTTTGAGTTGGGTTTTCCTTGCCCCCCGTAAATTTATAGTGTGGCTCTCACTTTGGAGTCTTGCTATTTTGAGAGACTGACTCTTAATCTCTATATACATAACAATACAATCTTAGATTACATTTGCAAATTAACTTAGTAAGTATTTTATAAAACACTACACATAATCTGAGATTATGGTATAGAAAAACTACAAGATTTTAAGGTTGTCCCAACCGTCTTTAGTTACAGTCATAGTTACAACACCCATTGATGTTGAGTAACCAGTTCTTGTTTGGAAGTCATTAGAAGGACTCATAGCAGGTACTCCCATAATTGTTCTTCCACCTTGCTGAACGGCAGTAAAGTGATGATAGTGACCGTGTACGACCATTCGAGCAACGCCAACTGGGTTGTCTCCTGCTTCGTTTAATCCAAACATCTGACCCTTCCACCAGTTCTCTATCTTCTTTGCAGGCGTTCCACCACCTGCCGTAAGATGTCCGTGAGTGAAACCCATAGCATAACCTTTAACATCTAAGAGTAAGTGTGGAGAATCAGGTACAACAACTTTTATATTCTTGTAACTTGATTCATACGCTAGGTCTCCAACTTGTTCTAGTATCTGCAAGTCAAGGTTGTCTAGTTCTTCTGTTGCCATACTTTGTTTACCACTTCTGTTCTGACCGTGATTGGAAGTAACTCCTGAGAGAACTACATTATAGTTTTGGTCAGCAAAGTTCTTTACTATCTTCCAAAGTAATCTTCTTGCAACTGTTATTTGGTCTCGAAGGTGCATATCGACATTCCAAATTTGTGACGAATACCAACCTGAAAGACTACAATTTTCTACGATATCTCCTAATCCTATGACATATACTTCGTCAATCTTATGTCCAGTCTTTTGTAATTCTTTTAATCTTGCATTAGCAGTTGTAAGTGAATCGAGAACTTTAGAGACAATACCTTCACTACCTTCTCCGTCTCTCTTACCCATTTGCCAATCTGCAACATAGTACATAAAAGCCGTGTTACCTTTTTTAACTGGTGCAGTCTTAGGCTTATAAGATTTAATCTCTTTAAGAAGCTGACCATAGTCTGTATCTAAGCTAGGTACTTTTTTTCTGATGTCTGCTTTGTAGTACCAAGCCTGTTGAGTCTCCCCACCACCCATATTCATATCCCAAGTTCTCACTTGCAAATTTCCCACAATCTCATATTCCTTTGGGTCAAATCCCCACTCAAGTAGTAGCGTGGCAAACTCAGGCTCTTGCTCTTGTGTACCACGA